TTGGTGATTATCGATGACCCTCATTCTGAGCAGACTGCTATGAGCAATAGTGGTTTTGACGATGCTTGGGATTGGTACACTGGGGGCCCCCGACAGCGTCTTCAGCCGGGTGGTTCGATTGTTTTGGTTCAGACGCGGTGGTCTGAGAAGGACATGACGGGTCAGTTATTGAAGGCGATGGCTAAAGACCCGTTAGCGGATCAATGGGAAGTTGTTGAATTACCTGCAATTTTTGAGGATGGGACTCCGTGTTGGCCTGAGTTTTGGAGTTTGGAGGATTTGACTGCGGTTAAGGCGTCTATTCCCCCGAGCAAGTGGAACGCGCAGTATCAGCAAAATCCTACGGGTGAAGAGAACGCGATTATCAAGCGGGAGTGGTGGCGTGTTTGGGACAAGCCGAAGGTTCCGCAGTTAGAGTATGTGATCCAGAGTTATGATACGGCGTTTTCGAAGCGTGAGACGGCGGATTATTCGGCGATTACGACGTGGGGTGTATTTTATCCGAACGAGGGTGGTTCGGGTCCAAATTTGATTTTGTTGGACAGTAAGAAGGGGAGGTGGGATTTCCCGGAGTTGAAGCAGGTTGCTTTGGAAAATTACAAATTTTGGGAGCCTGACACGGTAATTGTTGAGGCGAAGGCGAGTGGTATGCCTTTGACGCACGAATTGCGGAACATGGGGATACCTGTTGTTAACTTTACACCGAGCCGAGGCAACGATAAGGTATCAAGAGTTCATAGTGTTTCACCCTTGTTTGAGGCAGGTATGGTTTGGGCCCCCGATGAGGTGTGGGCAGATGAGCTAGTAGAGGAAGTTGCGGCGTTTCCGAATGGGGAGCATGATGACTTGGTTGATAGTATGACGCAGGCTCTTATGCGATATAGGCAAGGAAATTTTGTCCAGCTCCCAACTGATGACTGGGAAGATGAACAAAACTCTGTTAGAGTGCGAATGTATTATTAAACCAGAAAGGCGGCCATATGTACAAGTCTGCGGTTAATTTAGGTGCAGCCGGTCACGATCCTGTACGTTATATGCAGGACGGCGGAGACCCTACGCTTATTGATTTGCAGACCACGGCCCCCGGTTCTGATCCAGCTTATTTAGAATACATGCCTGAAGAAGTTTCGCAAGGGGCCCCGGAAGAGTCGGGTTTTGGCACTGTATTGTATGACAAACTTCTTGGTGATGGTGATCCGACTGAGGGACTCCGGGAGAGTGCCCGTGTCGGCGGTTCGCGGACCGCGGCTCTTTATGGTTCGGACCCGAGCTTTATGGCGCAGCTCATTGATGAGTACAACTACCCGGCTGTTATCGATCAGGAAACGGGTCAGATGGTTATTCCTACGGGTTCTGAGCCTGAGAGTATCCGGATGGCGCGTCCCGAGGGTCGTCGTGACATGCCGACGTATCCTGAGTTAGAGGATGCTCGTGCGCATATGCTCGGTTCTGCGGTAATGGCAAAGGAGTATGGTCCTGAGACTGCGGAGACGGCTGGTACGTTCAACGAGTTTTTGGATCGTTTTGCGCCGTTTCCGTTGGGTGGTCAGAACGCAAGAGACGTTGCGATGGATCAGCGGAACAACGCTGTTGGTCGTCAGCTATTCATGAAGGCTGGTATTAACGCGACGCCTCAACAGTTGACACAAATGGTCGACGCGGAGATATTCAGGCAACTTGATGTAATTATGGGTCGTTCTTCGGAGGCGCAGATGACGCCTGCCCCGGAACAGCCCCGCGCCCCACGGAACTTTGTGTCTCCGGAGACGGGGCCGGATGTTTACTTCCCTCGCAATGAGCAGGGGTATTTCGATACGACGCGTCAGGTACTTGGCTTTTCGCCAAGGAAGTACCGAAATTATCAGTAGTCGTATCAGGGAGAGTTAGATGGCAGAACCACGCAACGGATACAAAAGCAGCTTGATGGACACGATGGTTCCGTCTCAGCTCAACGAAGACGAATTGAACGCGGAGCTGGAGATTGAGCTTCCGAGCGGTCAAAACGACGTTACTGCAATGATCGACGCTTCGGGTGTTGGCGAGATTGGGATTACTCAGACGGACGACGGTGGTGTCGAGATAGACTTTGATCCGCAGGACATGCGTGGTGAAAGCGAAGATTTTTATTCGAACTTGGCGGAAGAGATGCCGGATCGCGAGCTGGCCCGTATTGCGGGTGAGCTTTTGGACGAGTATGACGCCAACAAGGCGAGCCGTCAGGAATGGGAAGATGCTTACAAGGATGGTCTGGAGCTTCTGGGCTTTACCTACGAAGAGCGGACGCAGCCTTTCCGTGGCGCGACTGGCGTAACGCACCCGCTATTGGCGGAAGCTGCGACGCAGTTCCAAGCGCAAGCATTTAACGAGCTTCTACCTCCTTCGGGGCCCGTCCGCACTGTGGTTATGGGCGCTGAATCGAACGAAAAGGTAGCTCAAGCGCAGCGCGTTAAGACGTTTATGAACTACTACATCACGAATGTGATGGAAGAATATACGCCCGACATGGACCAGATGTTGTTCTATTTGCCGCTGGCGGGTTCTACGTTCAAGAAAACTTACTATGACGAAACGCTGGGTCGAGCGGTATCCAAGTTTGTCCCTGCGGAAAACTTGGTTGTTCCGTATGAGACCGCGGACCTCGAAACATGTCCGAACATCACGCAGGTTGTTCGGATGTCGCTCAATGATTTGCGCAAGCGCCAGTTGGCGGGGACGTATTTGGACGTTGAGGTCATTCCTGCCCAGAAAGAGCTTAACCAAGTCGAAGATACGATTGATCGTATTGACGGGATTGAGCCTTCGCAGATTGATTATGACTGCACAATCCTTGAGTGCCACGTTGATTTGGACCTTGAGGGCTATGAAGACGTAGACGAAAACGGCGAACCAACCGGTATTCGCGTTCCCTACGTTGTGACAATGTCCTTGGACAACGGTCAAGTCCTGTCTATCCGCCGTAACTACAGTGAAGAAGACGAGCTTAAAAAGAAAATCCAATACTTCACCCACTACAAGTTCCTACCCGGCTTCGGGTTTTATGGCTTGGGTCTGATACATACGATTGGTGGTCTGTCACGGACCGCCACGGCGGCACTGCGACAGTTGATCGATGCTGGTACGTTGTCCAACCTCCCAGCGGGTTTCAAGGCCCGTGGGCTGCGTATCAGAGATGACGACGATCCTTTGCAGCCCGGTGAGTTCCGAGACGTGGACGCTCCCGGTGGGGCTATCCGCGATAGCCTCATGCCCTTGCCGTTTAAGGGCCCTGACCAGACGCTATTTAACCTTCTTGGTTTTGTTGTGCAGGCTGGCCAGCGGTTCGCGACTATCACTGACTTGAAGGTTGGTGACGGCAACCAGCAAGCCCCTGTTGGCACGACTATTGCCATGATGGAGCAAGGCTCGCGGGTCATGAGCGCAGTGCATAAGCGTTTGCACTATGCGATGCGTCAGGAGTTTAAAATTCTAGCTCGCGTGATGTCTGAAAGCTTGCCGCAGGAGTATCCGTACTCTGTTCCGGGCAACGATCAGACGATCATGGCAAAGGACTTTGACGACCGCGTGGACGTTATTCCGGTCAGCAACCCGAATGTATTCAGCCAAGCGCAGCGGATTATGCTCGCGCAGACCAAATTACAGCTCGCGGCCCAAGCACCAGAGATACACAACATGCACGAGGTTTTCCGTGACATGTATGAGGCTTTGGGTGTGAGCGATGTGGACCGTTTGATGAAGGCGACGCCTGCGGAAATTCCAGAGCCGCTTGATCCAGCACAAGAGAACATCAACGCGTTGGATCAGTTGCCGATGACGGCGTTTGAGGGTCAGAACCATCAGGCGCACATCATGGCGCACCTTACTTTTGGGGCGACACCGATGGTTGGTCAGATGCCTCCGGTCGCTATCAACTTGCAAAAGCACGTTATGGAGCATGTCCAGATCGCGGCTCGCGAGCAGGCGGCACAGCAATATTTGCAAATGGTTCAGCAACAAGGCGGTCAGCCTGCGGACGACGAACAGATGCTGCAAATGGAGCAGATGACGGCTCAGTTTGTTGCGGAAGGTTTGCAACAGGTTCGCGATTTGTCGCAGCAACTATCTGGCGCGGGGGCCCCGGACCCACTTGTACAGCTCAAGGAAGCCGAGTTGCAGCAAAAGGCTGCTTCGGATCAGGCCGATCAACAGATCGACCAAGCCAAGGTACAGTTGGACGCGCAGGGCCAGCAAATTCGTTCTCAGCAGTTTGGAGAGCGGTTGGCGGCGCAAGAGCGTCAAACTCAGGCTCGCATCGACGCTGCAATGCAGCGTGAGCTGTTGAAACAACGTAACCAAGGGGGGCCGCAGCAATGATGGGAAAGAGCTTGAACTATGCGTATCCGCAGCGGTTTGAGGACGGCGGCGCTGTCAAAATGACGGATGTGAGCAGTGGCAGAAACGAGGCGTTAGGCAACGACATGGTTTTGTTGACGTTTGCCGACGGTTCTAAGCGTATGACGCAGAAGGCTTTGTATGAGGCTGCGGATAGTCTGGGCGCTTTTGACAATATGTCTTCGGGTGATGACTTTGCTGATTGGCACCTAAATACGTGGGCGAGCGGTGTGGCTAGTGATCCGCAATATAAGGCGGCACACCGTCAGTTTAACACAAGCCAGATTGCCTATAACAATTCTTTGATGGAATCCAATCCGGAAATCGCTCAAAACCGCCTTGCGTTTGTGCAACAACACGCTCCGAACAATCAAGCAGCTCTGGATGCGGCGCAACAACTTGTTTCTCAGTATTCTGGCGGGACGGGTATAAACTATAACCCCGATAGTTTAACGTCGATGGACAACATTAACGCGGGCACGACTGCTATGGACAGCGGTATTGGCTCGTTGGTTCAGGAGAACCAAGACACGGGCAACACGCAACAGCAGCAAGCCTCGTCTGGGACTTACGGCACTAGCCCGACGTCTTATTCGGCTGGAATGGTAGGCGACTTGTCGCCGTTTTACCGCCCGCCTAGTGGACAGGCTTCTGTTCCTACGGCTTACGGCTCGCCCATTAATACGCAGCAAGTGGTGCAGCAAGCATCTCTAAACAGTCCATTTAGGAGACCAACATGAAAAATCGTACAGTAAAAGTAAACGGCTCTGCGCCTAAAGACCCGCCGAAGGCGGTTGAGTATGCGGACATCAAAGGTCAGGGTCGTATCCCTTACGGTAAGTCTGCGCCAGCGCCTATGGCTAGTGATACGCCTCGCAAGATGAAAATGCGTGGTGCCGGTGCAGCCATTAAGGGCACAGATTTTATGGGGTGCTGATATGCCTTTAAAGAAGGGCAAGAGGTTTGTCGGAGAGTTTTAGTGTGGTGTGTTCTTGTATTTGTCGGGTACGGACACACTTTCGTAAACAACTACGGCACGTCGTTCTATAAAGCCTGCTACTACGACTGTGGCGCACCGGGCGGAAAGAACGGTCAATGGTACGATAAACGGCACGTTGTCCACCCAGATGCTTACTGCCCTGCGAGGTACATGGACACATGATTGATCCTAT